TTTGTGGTAGTCACTAAAGTAGGAAGCCAGTTCCTCAGTGTCATAGTCAGGATATTCCATTACCATTCTCCCATGATGATCATTGCAATTCCGGCAATCAGTGTCGGCACGATAAGAAAACCCAAAAACCAGATCATTTCCATGTTACGTCCTTTTCACAATCATGCAGAGTCTGTGGAATTGTGAGATTATATCAAGGATTTCCTGGGCCGGTGAGTCATCCCGCACAGATTCTAGGGCTTCTGCTTCCATACGCTGAACAAGCCCGAGCATGTTGACAAAATAAAAACCGTCGGCCATCGTTTCCGATATCTCTCCTAGCTTGGTCTTCATGTCCATGTCAAACCCCTTGTGCCAATTCTTGCAGTTCCCAGTTGATGGGCTCTTCATTCCAGATCAGTTCAGCTCCAACCATGTCCAGCTCAAAAGCCTGGATATCTTCAACAGTCATGTCTTGTGGATAGTACATCTTGATCTCCTGTTTGCCTTGCGATGTAGTGATTTTAAGCCAAAACACCAAGCAACAGCAACAACAAAATAATGTCCCTCTAACCAGGTCGGGTATCAGCAGGCCGTTTGACCCGGCCCGATTATGCGTTGTATAATCGGCGCACCTAGGGGTTTACCCTAGGTGTTCTCCTCAGTCCGTCATTATCCGGTAGAGTTGCACAGTGTCCACGTCATGCTCACTCCCCGCGATTCGGCACGCATCGTGCAATGCCATACCACAGGTTTTCCTCAGGTAGGTCACCATGGCGATGGCATCCCACAGGTTTACAATTGCTTGGCTAGTCATGCTTCCTCCAAAATTTCCTGAGCAACCTCAACACAAACCGAGTTCAACATGTCGTGAAGGTCAACCATGATATTGTAGTTGTCACGGCTACGATCCAGCTGATAGTGTACCAGTGCGTTAGCGTAACGCTGGGCCAGGTTTTCCATATGTTCGCGTGTTGTCATCTTGATCCCCTTCAGTCTACTTGAACGTCAACGATTGTATCGCCATTGAAGATGAAATACAAGCAGGTTCTGCCGTATGTCACCATGATGCAACCGTTAGCAGGTTGCATAACAAAATGGGTCACGCCACTTTGTGCCATGTTCGTCTTGATTGCTTCGATCTGGTTGTTTGTCATGTCGTTCTCTCTACAGTGAACACAGTATAGTCCAGGTCTAGAATTTTGTCATTCAAAGTTTTTGTAGGGTAGATACAAAGAATTTGAATCGCTTACGTGATACAATAGACCAGGGGCGGTTACGAGACCTGTTATTTTCCACACCCGCTGCGCCCACCCAGACGCGGCCTATTTGGGAAAATTTAGCCAAACCTTTGTACGCAGACCAAATTTTGGCTTGATCTACCGACCCTAAAGTGCTATAATTGTCCCGGATCGCCAAATTTGGGATCATCTAAAGGAAATACTATGAACTTTTTAAAATGGCTCCACAGAGCATTTCAACCCCACTACCGTGATGAAATCTACAGCTACCTCAGCCAGAGCGTAGACTTGTGTGATTTAGAACGCCGTATGAACTATATCCAGAGAAGAGGTTACTTATGAAATACCTACAACGCCTCTGGGATATGCTGATATCCTACAGTGAGGAATTACACGAATTCCGAACACGTTACTACAAAACCAATCCCTTTGATCGCTATATCTGAAAGGATCAACCATGAAGAATCATATGCTAGACCCAATCTACCAGACAATGATTGGCTTTGAAAACATGTTAAAGCACTCAACCTCTACTTACCCCCCGTACAACCTGTACAAGGCCGACGAACACTATGTGATCGAGATTGCGGTAAGTGGCTGGAGTCGTAGCGAGTTGGATGTTTCACTAACCGGCACCACCTTGACAATCAAGGGTACCAAGGAACAAGAGTCAGACAACCGCCAATACCTTGTCCGTGGACTGGCCCACAGATCCTGGACTCGTACCTGGACCCTAGAACCGGACATCACGGTGTCAAGTGTTCACCTCGTCGACGGCGTCCTCACCATCGAGCTCACCCAGAGCACCAAGAGCACCACAGTCAAAATTGATATAGCTTAAGGAGTACTATGCTACCAGCCACCCACCCAGCCGAAACACTCCAGATAGACCCTGAGGGGTTAGAGATTGCCAACTGCTACCTGCAAACTCAGAGCCTGACCAAGGTTGCTGAAGAACTAGGCATCTCCACCGAGCTGGTAGCCTCTCAACTCAACCGCCGCGAGGTAAAGAGCTATATTGATCAGGTCTTCAAGGACGTAGGATTTAACAACCGCTTCAAAATGCGTAAAGCAATGGATATGCTTATTAGTAAGAAGTTCCAGGAATTAGACGAGGCGGGAGTGGGGTCATCGAAGGATATCGCAGATCTTTTAGCGTTGAGCCACAAAATGACCATGGAACAGTTGGACCGAGAAATTCAGTTAGAGAAAGTGCGTGCGTCCAACATTAAGTCACAGGTAAACGTGCAGATCAATGATGGTGGTTCATCTGGCTCAAATTATGGCTCCCTACTAGAGAAACTATTGAAGTCCAATGCTTAAAATATCCAGAAGCGACATTGACCAGTTCAATATTACAGACTACTCAAGCGATGTTCGATTTATCAAACTGCCCATTGCTAACTACTTGAAGTTGGCCACTGTGGGTGGAGCCCCTATCTACGACAGTTTAAACTGTCCACAAATTGCCCTAATCAATGCGGTCAACTCACCCAGCTACCGGTTCATCTGTGCTGCACTGAGTCGCCGACTGGGCAAGACCTTTATTGCCAACGTGATTGGACAACTGGTGGTATTAATCCCAGGTTGTAATGTACTCATCATGAGTCCCAACTACAACCTGTCGACCATTAGTTTTGACCTACAGCGTGGGTTCATCAAGCAGTTTGATTTAGAGGTTACAAAAGACAATGTAAAAGACAAGGTCATCGAGCTTTCGAACGGCAGTACTATCCGTATGGGTAGCATTACAACTGTTGACAGTTCAGTTGGTAGGTCTTACAACTTGATCATCTTTGACGAAGCTGCACTGGGAGATGGTGGTGAAGAGGCCTTTAATGTGTCATTGCGACCTACTCTAGACCGTCCTGGGTCAAAGGCCATCTTTATCTCAACCCCTCGCGGCAAACACAACTGGTTCTCTAAGTTTTGGGAGCGTGGCTGGAGTGACCAATACCCACAGTGGATCTCATTGCAAGCCGACTACACTGAAAATGTTCGAATGTTGGAGAGTGACGTAGAAGAAGCTCGCCGAAGTATGTCGAAGGCTGAGTTTGAGCAGGAGTACATGGCATCATTCAATGTGTTTGAAGGCCAGATCTATTCACTGTCAGAGTCACTCATTGTAGAGTTTGAACATAGTGACGGTGTGGAGTACCTAGCCGGAATTGACCCCGGCTATCGCGACCCCACAGCCATGGTGGTATTGGCCTACGACCCCAAAGTGGACACCTTTCATGTAATCGATGAGTATTTAGAGAGCGAAGCCACAACAGCCAAACACGCAGAAGCCTTTAGTAAGTTGATTGACCGCTGGGGGTTAGACAGTGGTATCTTTATTGACTCAGCCGCAGCACAGTTTGCAGGTGACTTGGCTTACAGTTACGATATCTCAACCATCAAGGCCAAAAAGCAGGTCTTAGAAGGCATTGCTTACGTACAAACACTTGTAGAACAGGGTCGTATCAAGGTGGCCCCACACTGCCGTCACACGTTGGAAATGTTTGATCAGTACCAGTGGGACAACCGTGATACTTTGACCCGAGAAAAGCCTGTACACAGCAAGGTATCACACATAGCAGATGCACTCCGCTATGCGGTTTATACCTATACCATTTAGTAGCCATGAAAAAACTAATTCACAGAACCTATATCAACAGTGTAAGAACCAAACCAGGGCCACTTGGAAAGCTGTTGGTAGACGGCGGAATACATTTGAGGTATCAACCCATCTGTAACATCTACGACAGTTCTGTGTTTGGCTATGAAGCACTATCCCGAGGGCCTGAAGGTCACACCCTGGAAAACCCACAAAACATGTTGTTGAGTGCTATCCGAGAGGGCTTGTTGTTAGAGTTTGAAATAGAAACCATACTGTTAGCCCTAGATTCATGGGATTACAGTGACAACAAGTTGTTGAGACTGTTTTTAAACATAAGCGCCAGTACTCTAGTAAAAATCTTTTTAACAGAGTACATGCCTCAAGCCAGAGAATTGATTTTTGCAGAGAGGATCAAACACAGCCACAACAGAACAATTGTATTTGAAATCACAGAACACGAAAAAATCACAGACATAGAAGACCTGGTGTTGGTGTTGAATACGTTAACAAACATGGGCTTTGAGTTTGCCATGGATGATTTTGGAGAGGGTCACAGCAGTTTGAAACTGTGGTCACAAATAAAGCCACACTACGTAAAAATCGACAAGTACTTTACAAAAAACCTAGCAAACCATCCAGAGAATTTATTGACCATAAAAGCAATGGTTCAAATAGGTCGGGTATTTGATAGTAAACTGATAGCAGAAGGCATAGAAAACCAAGAAGACTTTAGAGTTATAAGAGACCTAGACATTCCCTATGGTCAGGGATTTTTAATAGGCCCTCCAGGAACCACACTGGAAGACACTCGTTCAATATCCAAAAAGATAGCTCAAGACGGCAGAATAAGTGTATTTCCAATGTTAAAAAAGAACAGGTTAAATTTTAATATCAGATCACTAGAGTATGAAGAAACCCCCTGTGCTACCAGAATGACCACATGCCTTGAAGTTTTTGAACTGTTTTCCAAAAACAAGCAACTGTACTCTATAGCAGTGGTAGACGAACACAAAAAGCCGATTGGACTGATTGACAAGATTGCTGTAGCAGATAAATTTTCTGTGCCTTATTTTAAAGAAATAAATGGTAAAAAGTCGTGTGTTGAATTAATGAACAGTTCAATAAAGGTCTTGGAAGCAGACAGCAATCTACAAGACTTGTTGGATGTTTTGAGTTCTGAAGACCAAAAGTATCTGTCTAGCGGCTTTGTAGTAGTGCGAAAAGGTCGATATGTGGGGTTGTGTTCTGCAGAACATGTTGTAAGAGTTATAACAGAATTGAGAATAGAGGCAGCACGTCATGAAAACCCACTAACATCTCTGCCAGGTAACTTGCCTATTACTCAACACATTGACAGACTCCTGGCAAGCAAAAATCCTTTTGTTGCTTGTTATGTAGACTTGAATAACTTCAAACAGTTTAACGATAAGTACGGCTATCAAAAAGGCGACATGTTGTTGCAACTATTGGCTGCAATTATTGTACAAAACTGTGATAATAAACTGGACTTTGTGGGGCATGTAGGCGGAGACGACTTTGTAATGTTAATGCAGAGTCAAACCTGGGAAAATCGCTGCATTGAAATTATAGAACAACTAAACAGAGATGCTGTAAAATTCTATACCAAACAAGACCAGGAAGAGGGCGGGATAACAGCAGAAGATCGGCATGGAGTAACACGTTTCTTTCCTTTTACCACCCTAGCAATTGGAGTGGTGTTAATAGACGGCTCTACCTCACACACAGGTGAAACTATCTCTGAACTAGCAGCAGTGGCAAAAAAGCATGCTAAATTAAACAACACAACAGGCATATACGTATTGAACTCTGTTAGTAATGGGTAATATAAAAGGGGGTTGTCAAAAAAGGTTTTGACAACCCCCTGCCTACATGCTATAATAAGTCGTAATTTAAGTTGTATTATCAACTTTTTTGCGGGTGGGCCTAATTACCCCTTCATCGTGCCGACACACGGACCGCCTCTATCTTGTCGGAGATCATCATGACTA